CTGTTGTGCCATCCTGCGTTTGAAGAACCAAAGCCGTCACAGTTACATTGTGAGCAACAACGGTCGTACCGCCATCAAGAATTTCATCGGTCTGAGCCGCAACAATTTGTGCGCCAGAGGAAGACGTACCTACTTCATAACCAATGTCTCCTGTTCCAATAACCGGGGAAACGTCACAAAATATTTTAATGTCAGTTATGATTGTGTTTGCTGGTTGTGTAAACTCTCCAATAGCAGGACTGTCTCCCGCAGTTGTGTTAACAGTAACACCAGTAGCAAAACCAACGTGCTTTACATACTTGTTAGTAACAATTCCAGTTGAAGCTGTATTTGCTACTGTTGTGATTGCACCTGTTGTAGAATCTTTAGAAATGACTTGAAAGCCATTTTCCGAGCGTATTGGACCGCTAAATGTAGAATTACCCATAATAATCTCCTGTCGGGGTTAAGTCAGTCGCACCATGCGACTGTCAAGGATGATTTACTATACGCTATCTTTATATAAAAAGAAAGGGGTGTCTTTCGACACCCCTCTCAACTTAGGGAGGAAATAATGAAAACGATTATGTCTTCATATTTCCTTTTAACATAGATTAAGCTCCAGGGGAACCAAAAACACAACGAGGGTCAGAATACCCAAAGCTGTATCTTTCTCTAGCCTTATAACGCATGTTACCCGTGTCAAAGTCAGCTTCCATTCCTGTTGAAAGAGAGAGTCTTTCAAAATGGATCATGCCACGAGGTGCATCCGTCATAACAAAGAATGCATCAGTATCTGTCAAGAAATCATTGACAGAGTACCCTTGTGGTAGCATCCCCATAGAACGAACTGCATTTACGTCATTGTCAGCTGTACCTGGTCTTAGGTTAGTAGCCATCAATCTCTCTGCAACAAATTGTAGTTGTCGAGGGATAATTAGCTTCATTCCACGAAGTGCAACTTTCAAACCTCTTTCATCCGTAAAACCAGAAATGTCAATGAGAGCGTTCTCAAGAGAAGTCTCGTTAAGGTCTGCCGAAGTTGAAGGTTCGTTTCTTAACGTTCCACCATTTGTTAATGGATGGTCTGTTGCACAAAGTTCTTTACCATCACCACCAGTAACAGTTGAGGTAAAAGCATCATTTAAAACAGCTGCTGCCTTTACTTGCTTTGTGTGTGCCATGGAACGAGCCAACGCACGAGTGTAACGAGACCCAAGACGATCATAAAGATTGTCTTCCACTGCTTCTTCCGTAATAGAAAAAGCGAGAGCAATTGTCTCGTGATTGTAACGAGCCGTATATGCTTCGTTGGCATCGTCAAAGTTTACCGCTGAACCTTCTGATTTGGTTGGTGCGGCTCCAAAACCTGACAACATTACTTCTTCTTCAAATGCTCGATCAGAAGATTCTGTTGTATAGATTTCAGAATGTTGGTTCTCATACCGATCATACTCCATGCCAAATAGGGCATTAAGACCGGGTTCTAGCTCTTTAGCTAATTGCGCTCTAGATATAGCCATGTCTTAACCTCCTATACGCCAGTCGTTGAAACAGTTCCACCAGCAATAGCACCATTTGGTGAATTGAAGTGGTTGTTTAAACGAACAATTAAAGGGATACCGGCTGCACTAAAATCAGCATTCTCTGGATCATCTTGCCAACCCATAATGCGTAAATTTAAGTTTGCAGTGGTAGCTACTGTGCTTACCGCTAG